ATACGCATGGTAAGCTAGGCGCCGCCGTCAACGATTCAGTGTTTGGTGGTGGTCGAGTCGGGTTCCAAATCACTGGTGGTGTAGATCTCACCGGTGCCAATGCGGAGAAGGGGTTCTACAACCTCAATAACGCTTACACCTCGCCAACCGCGTCCGTGGAGCTAAGTGTCCCCGGCGCAACCGGTCGAGTCGTAGCCCCCGAGCTAGCTGGCCATAATAGCAAGTTCGATAAGTTGCTACGTTATGATCCCGATATCGCTTCGGGTACCCTATGTGCTATTTACCGGATTCCAACGGCTGTTCTTACGAGCAGCAACGGTTCCAAGTACAATCGTGATGATCTGGTAGGTATTGAACTCCAGATGCCACTAAACCCCAACGGCGCCACGCACCCCGGCGGTGGTCGACACCTTCGTCGATTGAACGTGTTCTCCAGTTCTGCTGAGCAACACATTTTGTGTGTCATCGAGGCTACTGGTTCTGAGACGAAGGCCAGCTTCTCCGCTGCCCTAACTGGTTCGAACATCACTGTTCACTTCCCAGTCGTGGACAACTTCGGCGGAACACCTTCCGCTGGTACAGCTGAGTCGCTTGGCTCGGTTGTTGGTACCAACGATTGGGGTCTTGAGAATACAGTTGACATCCCTGAGATCGACATCAAAGTCGATTCCATCAGTGTCACTGCTATCACCAAGAAGCTCAAGGCTAAGTGGACACCTGAGCTAGGTCAGGATTTGAATGCTTATCACAATCTCGATGCCGAGGTTGAGTTGACCAGCATTCTTTCTGAGCAAATTGCTCTAGAGATCGACAGAGAGATTCTTGAGGATCTCGTCAAGGGCTCTACTGCTGGTACGCTGTACTGGTCACGCCTCCCTGGTCGATTTGTGAACCCTGAAACTGGTGCACTTCGTTCTGTCGGTGCTTCCACCGCCGGCCCGGATTTCACTGGTACTGTCTCCGAATGGTATGAGACTCTCGTTGAAACCATCAACGACGTGTCTGCTCGTATCCACCGGAAGACCCTCCGCGGAGGCGCTAACTTCGTCGTCGTATCTCCTGAGGTTGCTAACCTCTTAGAGTTTACTGCCGGATTTAGAGCCAAAGTTACTGCTGATGAGAACAAGGGCCAAGTTGGCGCTGTTAACGTTGGCAGCTTAAGCAAGAAGTGGGACGTGTTCGTTGACCCTTACTTCCCAAGAAACCTATGCCTTGTTGGACGCAAGGGAAATAGTTTCCTTGAGAGTGGTTACGTATACGCTCCATATGTCCCCCTGCAGGTCACTCCGACCATCTTCGGGCCCGAGGACTTCGTACCTCGTAAGGGCGTGATGACTCGGTATGCCAAGCAGATGGTCAGACCCGATATGTACGGTCTGGTTGTTGTACGTGACTTAGTTACTGAGTCAGGCACCGCCGCAAGCTAGAAATACTAGATTGTAGTTAGTCAAAAATAAGAAACCCCATCCTAGCGCAAGTTAGGATGGGGTTTTGTTTTATTGAGAACTATTTATTTCACAGGAGAATAAAATGAATGGCAGTACCAGTCCTAACACCCAAGAGCCAAACAAGCACAGTTGTTCTAACTTCAACTGGTTCTCATGCTGAGGTCTCTGCAAATTTAGTATTTGGGATCTATGTCGGTTCCACTGATTTCATATCAGGTGCCGTAGATCAGGTCTCTTATGTTTATAAAAAGTTAGGCGGAGATGTCTTAGATGTAGAGTTGACAACTGGGCAAGTTTATTCTGCCTATGAGGAGGCTGTACTAGAATATTCATATCTTCTTAATATACATCAAGCAAAGAATGTGCTTTCAAATGTGTTAGGAAATTCTACGGCATCGTTTGATCAGGACGGACAAATCAAGAGCGGAGAGACTTTATCAGGGTCAGCGATTGCATTAAGATATCCAAGATTCGAATTCTCATATGCTCGCCGAGTTGCTGAAGGTATCTCTGCAGAAATTGGCATCGGCGGTGCGGAAACAGAGTACTCTGCCTCGTTTACTTGCGAGGGCGGAAAACAAGACTATGATTTACAGACTATAATTTCCAGCAGCGCTGCTTCCGATACCGCCGTTCCGTTTTATAACAAGGTTGGCAACACAAAAATTCTTATTAAGAAAGTATTTTATAAAACTCCTAACTCTTTTTGGAGGTTTTATGGATATTATGGTGGTCTAAATGTCATTGGCAACTTCTCTTCTTATGGGCAGTATGCAGACGACTCGACCTTTCAGGTGGTACCAGTATGGCACAATAGACTACAGTCCAAAGCTTTTGAGGAAGCCATTTACGTCAGAAATTCACACTATTCATATGAGATAAAAAACAACAAGTTGAGGATTTTTCCACCCCCTCAATCCGGCGGCCCGAAGAAATATTGGGTTCAATTTACAATACCGGGAAACGCGTGGGACGAGGAGTCAGATCGGACAATTGGTGTGAAAGGTGTTAATAACATGAACACCCTACCCTTCGCAAATATACCATTTAATAACATTAATAGTATAGGTAAACAGTGGATAAGAAGATTTTCTTTGGCTCTGTGCAAAGAAATGCTGGGACAAATAAGAGGGAAGTTCTCAACAATACCGATTCCGGGAGAGTCGGTGACGCTGAATGCCGATGCTCTGATATCTCAGGCGAAGGAAGAACAAGAAAAACTCAGAGAAGAGCTTAAGACAATTCTCGATGAGTTGACTTATGTCAAACTGATGGAGAGTGATGCTGCTCTTGTGGACGGTTCCAACAAGATTCATCAAACAATTCCAAATGCAATATTTATGGGATAACAAATATATATGGCAAACGATTGGTCACAACCAAAAACTCCCCCACCGCCCTTGTTCACAGGCAAGAAGGAGCGAGACTTCGTCAAACAAGTTAACGATGAGTTAATTGAAAGGGTTATTGGTCAACAAATTCTATACTACCCCATAGATATTGACAGGACGGATTATCATTCATTGTACGGGGAGGCAATAGACAAGACTTTCTTGCCCCCTGTAAGAGTTCACGCTTTAATTGAGTGGGAAGGTTTAGATACAAAATACGCTGAGAGCGTCGGTATCGACAAAATGACGACCGTGACCGTCCATTTTCACAAGAGAAGATTAACAGAAGATCAGGACTTATTTGTAAGGGAAGGTGATTTCATCTTGTTTGGGGATCTACACTATGAGATAGTCAGTCTTGAACAACCGAAGCTTTTGTTTGGTCAGCCAGACCATAAGATGGAGATTGCAGCGAAATGTATTAGAGCTAGAGAGGGCCGCTTCAATGCCCTCTAAAATTAAGGAAATAAAGTTCCAACCATCAACAGTAGAAAATGTCGATACAGCATTGTTTGAACATATTAATGATAAGCTGAATTTGCATGTCGACACAAATAAAGGGTGGAAGAAGGTACCAGTTATTTGGGTCTCTGCTGAACGAGCATTCCAGATCAAAAGGCCTGATGGGGCCCCCGGGGCCGCCGGCACCATAAGAGATTCAGTTGGCGCCCTTATTTTACCGATAATAACAGTTGAGAGAACTGCTATTGTTAAGGATCCCACGAAGAAGGGTACTGCATGGGCGAATATACCCCCTGTTAAATTGTTTGATGGAGATCCCAAGGGTGGCTCGATCACCGTGGCCAGAAGGATACAGCAAGATAAAACCGCAAATTTTGCAAATGCCGATTCGTTCAAAGCAGGCACTAAGTTTGGTGCGCGGAAGCAAATTAATTTTAGAACACGCGCGTCGAAAGAAAAGATAGTTTATGAGACTTTATCCACGCCCATGCCGGTTTATCTTGAGATCAACTATAACATTTTACTTAAAACTGAATATCAAGAACAAATGAATCAGTTGATAACGCCCTTTGCCACTAGGACTGGTGGAATTAATTATTTTACTTTGAACAGGAACGGTCATTTCTATGAGGCTTTCATCCAGTCTGATTTCGTGCAAAATAATAATATCTCGACCCTAGAACAGGAAGAAAGAAGATATGAAACCAAAATTGACATAAAAGTTCTGGCATACATAATCGGTGGAGACAAGAATGAGGAAAGACCTAAGCTTGTTGTTAGAGAAAATGCTGT